CACGAAGAGCTGCACGAGGGAGGGGTGCCAGGGCGCCCGGCGCAGCGGGCCGGGGCGGCCGGCGTCGAGGATCGCCCAGTCGGCGTCGGCGGGGCGGGGGGTGGGGGCTGGGGGGATGGGGTTACTGCTCATGGCTCTAATGTAGTCACATTGCGTACGTGTATGCCATACGGCTGAGCCACTGATCTTGTGACCCTTAGCACGTAGCATCACGGCCACGTGACGTACGGACGCACCTCCTCCAGGACGCTCCCGTCGAAACCGGCCGAGCGCATGGCCTGCACAGCGGATACGACGCGGCCGGCGTCATTGGCGTCCAGCGCCTCCAGCAGGAAGCGCCTCAGCGCGCTCTCCGTGCGGAGAGACCCGCGCGCCCGGAGCGTCGCGCGGCGACGCGGCGCCCTACCAGCGCCCAGCCTAGAACGTGCACCATCAGTACCCCAACAACCATCGGACTCTCCCGCCCTTGTCCCGTTCTCTAGTGATTTCTCAACGATCTCGCACCACACCGCGGCCCAGTCGCGATCGACCTCGACGGGCGCGGCGGCTCCGACGCCGGTCATCGGTCGGCCCCGACCGCGTGAGCTGCGACCGACGGGGCGCGGAAAGCGACGCCGAAGAACATCCGGCCCGACGCTGACGATCGGGCGCCGACGTCGGACGCCTTGAACAGAACTTCAACATCCTCCGAGCCGTACTCATCACTGGTCTGGGCGAGGAAGCTGGTTAGGCGTCGACCGTCCGGCGCTACCCCCGTGACGTAACCGCATCCTTCGATCTCGCCACTGCGGCTGGCGATATCTGACAAGGCGACGCCGGTGTCTGCGATGCCGCTTCCGGCATATACCTGCACCATAAGGTTCTCTGACATGACGAACGTGACCATAGAGTCACCGATCATGGAGGCCGACTCGATTCGGTGCCCTTCGAGAATCGGGTTCATGTCGTCGCCCATGTAGAACCACGCCTGATCGACCTTGCCGGCGCTGAAGTCCCCAGCCACCCGCGCCCACTTGCTCCGTCTGTTGTCCTTGCTCATCATCTGCTCCATTCAAGTTGTAGGTAGGAATCTTGCCGATCGGTTCAAGCCTATAGGCCGTGCCCGCCTCAGCTGGCGTCCGTCCGAGTCATCCAACCGGACACGCCCACCGAGCCGGTCCCGGTGGCGATGATCAGGTCCAGCTCCTCGCCGTCATCGAAGGCGGCGGCGACGGTGGTGAAGCCCGGCTCCGAGGTCATCGAGGTGCCGGCGATGCGGCGCCCGTACGGGGAGGCGGTCAGGTCGACGCTGAGGTCGCTGAAGGCGTCCGAGTCGACCACAAGGGATACGCCGCTGGCGAAGTTAAGCTGGTGGGCCCAGCCGTTCTGGGCTCCGTCGACCCCTTCGGCGCTGACGAGGACCTGCCCTGTCAGAGCGTCGTCGAAGTCCTGCGCCGACTCGACCAGCCACTCACCCATCCGGCCGTCCACGATCTGCTGGACCTTGCTGCTCAGTTCGTTTTTCATTTCCTGCTCCTTGGATTCCCGCGGGCCGTCTGCCCGCTACGTAGTTGAACTGTAGGCCCCCCCTAGGTGCCGGGACAAGCCTATTCCAGAGGTATGCGTCACACCTGACGACGGCTGACGCTGGCTGTCAGGCTCAGCGATCCCTGCACACAGGTGGCCCGGAAGCGGGCGATGCGGATCGGGAGACGCCCGCAGGTGGCAACCAGGTCGACGACCTCGAACAGCCGTCCACCGCCCTCCAGCACTCGATGGGGGTAACGATTGATACGCACATCGCGCAGGCGCTCCGTCAGTTCCTGGTGGTCCCAGCCCTCGGGCAGCGCTACCGAGCCCTGACGGACGTGGCGCCCGTCATTCTTGCTGACCGCGTCGACGACCATCTGCACACCGTCGGTGAAGGTGATGCTGACTGACGACCCGGTGAGCCGCTCAACGCTCTCGATGCTGCGACCGCTAATGGTGGCCGCGATCAGGTCCTCCGAGGCCGTTAGGGCCGGACGGTGGGTACCGGCAATCACCGCGTCCATCTTCGTCCTCCACTCCTGCGGGGTTTCCTTGCTCATTCTTCTGCCTATCTGCTCCGGCCGGGCTCGTCCCGGCCTGTAGTTAAACTGTATGTCGCTTACTCCGCTCTGGCAAGGGCTTAAATGTGTCGTCCAACACAAGAGCCCCGCACCTAGGTGCGGGGCTCTTGATGTCGTCAGAACAGGGTCAGCTGCTCACCCTGACCAGAACCACGCGGACGGAGGCCTCGGGCCACGGCCTCGAAGTAGAGGGCCGTGGCCAGAGTCACCCCGGCGATCTTGACCAAGTGCCCAGCAGCCTCGGCAGTCTGATCAGCCTCCCAGCGGTAGGCCCGAACACCCAGACGAGCCAGGCTCCCTACACCCATCTCATAGATGGCCTGTAAGCCGCTGGCCATCATCCGAGAAGTCGCCCTCTCACCGACTCCCGTCAGGGAAAGCCATCCCGACGCCCTCTTCCGAACGTCTACGGCAACGTCGTAGGCGCTGCGTCCGCTCAGCGAGGCTGCGGTGACTACGAGGTAGGGGATGGAGGTCGTGAGGGAGTACGTCAACCCCTCCAGGCTGGGCTGACTAGCGATGTTCCGAAAGCTTATGAGTATCGCCTCGGGGACTCTCGCCAGCTCGCCACGCCCCAGGGGCACCGTAACCACCTCCGCATAGGCCTCCGGATACCTTGACAGCCGAGCCTCAATACGGCTCTCCAGGGTCTCAGTCATTGTGCACCTCCATGAGGTCATCATCGGTAATCAGAGGGACGTCGAGGTCGGTCGCCCCCCCGTCGGGTACAGGTCCTCCAGCAGAGCCAGCAGATAGATCGACTTCGAGGCGAGGTCCATCAGGACCTTGTCTGTACCCGGCTCCGTCGGGGCCGGGCCAGCCACCCCGCCGGCCACCATCCGCGTGTAGGCATCCACGTACATGTGCATCGTCTCGAGCAGGATCCAAGCGATGTCTGTCGAGGTCATGCCCCCCGGCGTCGGCTCCGAGTGTAAGCCGGCCAGGAACAGCGCCGACTGCTGGACGGTGCTCATGCTGTTGTCGTAGGCGTCGGTCCCGCGGATCAGCCGGACGCCTATCGCGCCGATGACGTCGCCGACGGCGCACTTCAGGCCGACCCTCGTCTGGGCCGAGAACACTCGGTCGACACAGTCCAGCAGAACCGACAGGAACTCACGGTCGTTGGTGTACGGACGCTCGGTGACGCCGTCTTCGCCCCACGGGAAGTCGATCATGTAGTCGGACGCGACGCTGGCGACGGTCTTCGGATTCGCTTCCCTGATCTTCGGCTTCATGTAAGTCTCTTCGCTCATCTTGCTACTCCTCGGTTCATTGATCGTTATCCGACTTAGTCAGGGCGGCGATTCCCCGGCCCAACCCGATCAGGGCATCAGTCACTAGTCACCTCGACTACGTCGACGTCGGCAGCCCCCACCGATACGACCTCCATACCTGCCACGTCGTTGATGCCTCGCAGCTGCTCCTCAACGTAGCGAGCGGCCTCAACCGCTGCCTCGGCCTTATCCATCAAGGCGTCCACCGTGAACTCCAACGTCACGGGCACCTCAACACTGACAGCCCAGTTACGCGGTCGCTCTACCGCTCCACGAGACTCAAGGAAATCGTCGAAGGGTGAATCAAGATCATTGCTGTCAGCCCATTCGATGATTCCGTCTACCAGCTTACGCATACGGTCAGCGTGCTCGGTCTTGAAGGCCTTCTCCCGAGCCTCGGCCTCCTCGGCCTTCGCCTTCCAGTACTCGACCTCGGTCTCAAGCTCGGACTGGTTAATCCGGGTCATTGCCTCTTCCGCCCATTGGGATGGGTGAGCTGACTTGGCGTTACCGATGGCAACCTGCCCCGCCCAGATGGGCAGCCAGGATCGAAGGTAGTCCACCGTGTAAGCCTCGGCTCCGCCCCCCTCAAGCATCTCGACAGTGAGGTTCCTCTCCGTTCTGGAAGAGCACACGGCCCACTGCGCCCCGGGCGTAGACGCTGACCGCCTCACGGTGACGACGTGCCAGTCGAACGGAACATCCATCCTGCCGGCCGCCACGGCGTCCGCATCGAAGCTGGTGCAAAGGATATAGGCGGAGCGATACTCCCACTCGGACTCTTCGGAGCCTCCTACCCAGCTCTTGACCCACGCGAACTTCTCAAGGGTCTTGATAGCCCTCTCTCCCGCCGCCCTGTCGTCAGACTCAAGGATTCGCTTGATCTTTGTCCGCAGTCCGTCGATCTCTGCGTGCGCGGTATCCAGGTCCTTGGCCGTGTGGTAGCTCTGGGCCATCCAGTCAGTCAGGGATGTCTCTGAGGCTCCAAGAGCCTTGAGATCGGCAATGGTCTTACCCTCGACGAGGGTAACGCCCTTGAACTCCCACGTCTTGGTCCGCCCACTGAGTTCGATTTCGTGGCGGTCCCACGCGATCGAAGCGTTCTCGTCTCCTTCAAAGAACCTGAGAACGTCAATCCCAGTTGCCGGAACATAGAACACCTTGCGGCGAATTCCGTCTGCGCCTACCTGATTGCTCATCATGCAGAACTCGTTAACGATCGCACCGATAGTGTCGTTGAACGACTTCCGTAGCTCCTCCAGCTGGAGCTCAGCCTCAAACATCTTCGCGTAATTGTCCTCAGCCAGGTTCTCAGCCTTCTCGACCATACCCGCAAGCGTCTGGACGAAGTCCAGCATCCCGCCCACAGTCTCTCGGTAGTAGCCGTTCGCCATCAGGTCGTCCTCAGTGGTCCCCTCAGGCAGGAGTTCTGACGACTCCACGGTGGTTCTGTCGTCAGTGTTGATCAAGCTGACGTTGAACCATCGGGGGACCTCGTCCTTCCACGTCTGACCGACGGCGAAGGCGACGTCACTCTTGAAGTTCCCCATTCCGTCCCGCTCGCGGGTCCACGCTCTCAGCGGGCGGTACGTCAAGTACAACTTCTCTTCGTTGCTGCTCATTGCTGCTGCTCCTCTCGGACGGGTTGCTCCTCCCGTCCTGTAGTTAGATAGTAGTACCCCCTGCCAGTCTTGGCAAGGGGTACTGAGAGATACGCGTCACACTATCGCGGTATCCGCATGCGGCCGCTGGGCGTCATAGACCGTCCCGGCAGGCGCCCAGTCGGGACCGAGATGGCCCCCCGGCCCCCGTCCCGCAACCCGTTGAGCGCCTGCGTCAGCGCGTCCACCTGGTCGTCGTTCTTACCGCTGGGGAACTCGCGCAGCTCGGACAGAAGGTCAGTGACCCACTCATTGCCAGGGTCTGACGGCAGCGGGAGGTACACGTTCCCGCTCTCGATCTCAGGAGTGATTGCCCGGGCGCGAATCTCCTTCGAGGTGCGAGCCTTGACGGGCTTGACTCCTGAGACCTCCTTGCGGAGCACGTCAATGGCGGCCGCGCCGTTGGCCGCGTCCTCGATGAGGCGCCTGTGAACGTGCTCGCCGAAGGGGGAGACCTCATGGTCGTAGGTGCGCGCCCACTGCCTCATCCTGTCGAGAATCTGCGTGAACGTCCAGCGCCCGCGCTGCTGGGCGACCAGGAACCGATCCGCCCCAGCGCGTACCCACCGCTGACCGACAACGAAGTCGCTGTCCTCGGAGCCCTTGAACGTCAGGTCCCACGAGTCCACCCACGTACCGGAGCGCCACGTCGCCTCAGGAGCCAGCACAACGCGGCCGTCGTCGGTGACCTTCGAGGGGTCACGGGTCCAGTAGCGCCACCACCCGACGTCGAAGATCGCACCCTGAGCCGGGGCTGGGCGCTGCTGGTACAGGGCGGCCCACGAGTACGAACCGAGGGAGGCCTTCATCTGAGCCCACCGCTCGATGGCCTCCTCCCGGGTCTCCTCCAGCAGCGGGCTGAACAGCGGGTCACCCTCAGCACGCCCGAGAACGTCCGCCTGCTCAGCGATGGCCGGAAACTTGATGACCTCCCACTTGTCACGGTCAGGGCTGTACTCAGGGCTCAGCAGGCGGCCGATGACGTCGTCCTCGTGCCAGCGGGTACCGATGACCACCACGAGGGACGGCGGCTCCAGGCGGGTCTGGGCGTTGGCCACCCACCAGTTCCACAGCGCCTCGCGGTCAGTGGCGCTGTGCGCGGCGGCGAAGTCCTTGACCAGGTCGTCCACGAGCATGACCTTGAATCCCAGACCCGTGATCGACTGGCCGGGAGCCGAGCGAGAGACGATTCCTCCCCCGGCGGTCGTCTGCCAGTCGGCCACCGCGCCGGCGTCACGGGCGATCTGAAGACCGAACTCGGTACCGTGCTCCTCCACCATGCGACGGACCTGGCGTCCCCACGAGACCGCGAGGACAGGGGAGTGCGACACCAATCCGATCTTCCAGTCGGGGTGCTTGCGCAGAAGCCAGATCGGCAGGTTGATCGACGTCAGCGCCGACTTGCCCATACGGGGCGGCATTGAGACCGTGATGAAGCGGCTCTCCCCCCGCTCTACGTCGTGCATGGCCTTCGCCAGCCGGCCAGCCAGGTACTCAAGGTGAGGGCGGCTCCGATAGGCATCATCCGTCTGCATGGCCGCTTCGAGGGGGTCCTCAGCCTGCGGGTAGTGCGGGTCGTGCTTGTACGGGACGCCGGCGTGGGGCTCACCCGAGCAGCGTTCGAGGGTGCAGGCGGGCTGGCTGTCAAGCCACTCCCGGTGCTTCAGCAGCGCCCGCACCTCAGCCTCCAGCTCCTCTGCCGACATCTCCCACGGGGCCTTGGGCTGGTCGGACCTCTTAGCCATCCTCGCGCTCCGATCCGACTACTCGACCGTCAGCGTCAATGTCTACGATCTCGACGTATCGATCGGGATCGACCTCGTCATCCGTATAGACATCGTCGATACCCTCGTCGTCGTCATCATCGTCAAGAGAAGACTCATCAGCCTCCGAGGAGCCGGCCGTCAGGGCGGCCGCAGCGCGTCTCCTCTGAACCTCGGCCATGAGCTCGTCGAGGCGGGCGCTCGTCGCCTGAGCGGTCATGTCGACAACGTTGCTCGTCACTCCCACGGTGACGTCAGGCATATCGCCGCGGGCGGCGGTTCGCTCCAGGGCCGCCGCCACCTCCAGCATCTTCATGACCTCGTTAGGCTTCATAGACTCGATCTGCACCGTATCGATGTTCTGGAGCCACTGGGCCACGCGAGACATCGCCAGGCGCGCCACGGCGCGGTGCCGCTCGTTCATGTCGACGCGGTACCTGACCAGGCGCTCAGCCTCGCGTTGCAGCAGGTGGTCGTCCCAGGCGCGGCACCGCTCCCGCCATGACCACCTCACCGAGTTGTGCGCCCCGCTGGCGTGGTCGCGAATACGCCTGGGGTCGGAGTCCCGGTAGGCCACGAATTGCTTGTAGGCGTTGTCAGACTCGCCCTGCTGCTGAAACCATATCGGCTTCCTGTAGTTCAGCGGCGCTGGTCGGTTTACCCGCTTCTCTCCTGCCACTCCTGCTCCTCTCAAGGTCGCCTCAGGCGGCTATCAGATTACCTTACGTCTCGCGGCCGCCCTAAGAACTCGCAGCACGAGTAGAGAGTGCCAGCACCGGGCCTGCCCGCCATTGTGCCGGCCGTGGCTGCACGTGCACGTCACCGAGGGGGCTGACGTCGTATAGAGCACATGCACGTCGTATACGTCGCCGTACCGCCCCTCGACGTGCCACAGACTGGGGTCCTGCTCGTCGACTCTCAGCCGTCGCTGCTCGAAGCAACTCAGTATGGCCGCGTGCTGGCTGGGTGACGGGTCATCTGGGGACATGCCGGCCAGTATCCGAGTCTGGTCGGCTGGCCACTGAGCCCTCACCGGACCCGCCACCAGCCGTCATCGGTCCGAGGAACCTCAGACACGGCCTCGTCGATGAACTCGACGGCCTCTCGGATGTCGTCAGTGTGGACTGACCTAGGAGTCGTTGATCTCGCCATCCGAGCGATGAACAGGCCGTCGAGGGTTCTCGTGACGGTCACCGTTGCGTCGTTGTTCACGAAGCGGGCCCGGCGAGTCCATCGCTCAAACGCCAGGACCCTACGGGTCTCTTCGAGCTTGAGGCGATGGGCTGACAGCGCTACGGCCAGCGCCCACGACTGTCGCCACGTCAGGTCGAGCCGGCCGAGAGCCAGCGCGACTGCTGATCTCAGGACTCTCGCGTAGAAACGTACCTCGTAAACCGCCATCGGCTTAGCCATGTCTGCTCCTCAGGATGCTGCTCTTATGTGTATGCAAAGTATAGTTTCTAAGGGATCAGGACTCAACCTGAGGGGAGCGAAGGAGGGCCACTCTAACCACCTCGGCAGCCTCATCCGGGCTGATCACAACCTCAGCCGTGCCGCCGGCCTTCCAGATGCGTCGAATCTGCTCGCGCTGCTGGACCGAGGCCCGGCCAAGGGCGTGCTGACGGGACTCCCCGGGCTTGCGGTGCTTGACCTCCAGCCCGATGAACTGTCCCTGAACGCACGCGAGGAGGTCAGGCACGCCGGGCTCCTGGTACGGCCCGCCGGCCACCTTCAGCACCCACGAGCCGGACCACTCCTTCAGAATGCGCCGCTTGATCGCCGCCACCACCTGCGTCTCGTTGCCCCACTGCTCAGTCATAGGTACCCCCATAAAGGCCGGGAGGGCCCTGAGGGCCCTCCCGGGAGTTCACGATTCTGGATCAGAGGTCCAGATCATCGATGGACAGGTCGTCGACGTCAACAGGCTCGGAGTCCTCACCAGCGTCCCACGGGTTCTCGTCCTCGGACTCGACGGGCTCGGACTTCGCTGCCGGCGCGGGCTTGGGGGCCTCCTCAGGCTCGGAGGGGGTCTCCAGCTCGTCAAGATCGTCGTCCCCCTCATCGGCAGCAGCCGGCTGGGCGATGCGGATGTACTGGGCGATCTCGGACTTGATGCGACCGTTGTACGGCTCGCCGTCCACCACCTCAATATCCGACTGACGATTCAGGAAGGTCTTCAGGTTGATCTGAAGCTTCTTCTTGGGAGTCTTGATCCCGATTCCCTGCATGAACCCGACGACGCGGAACATCGCTTTGTCGGTCAGGGTCAGGCGGTCAAGGATGATCGCGCCATCGTGGTCGCCACCAAGGATGCGCATCCAGACCTTGATCATCGAGTTCCCGGCGCGGGACTTGTCAAGGTCGACGTCGTCCACGATGGCGCGGTAGCGGCCCTCAGGGATGCGGACGTTCCCGCTGTCCTTGTAGTTGCTCAGGTCGATAACGACGTTCGAGTTCACATTGTCAGCCATGTCACTGCTCCTTTGTGTTGTTGGCGGCTGGCCTGTTGGCGGGCTTCTTGGACGAGACTCCGCCGATTCCGAGCACTCGGCTCAGGCTTCCGAGGGTCACCGGCTTCTTGCGCCCCAGGACCTCAGGAATCTTTCCCCTGAGGTCGTAAGGCAGCCGGGCCTTCGTTCCGTAGTCGGGATTGGTCCCGAAACGGACGATATGGTTCGTGGAGGGCTGGGACTCGTCGCTGATGGCGTCGATATTCTCCTCCACATCGCAGTAGAGAATGTAGTCTGGCGTGGCCCGCACGATGCTGAGGGCGCCCTTCTGAACATCGGGCTGGCGGCGAACGCCGCCGTTGATCTCGTCCTCAATCATCTTGACCTGAGAGGTCATGACCACGTGCATTGGGTGCGGTCGGTTCCCGTCAGCGAGACCGTACCAGAACACGGCCATGTCTGTCATGATGTCGAGCGACTGCCCCCACGTGCGCTGGTCGGCCGGGGCCGCGCCCTGGCGAATCTCACGGACCGCCGTCTCCGAGGCGCCGGTGAGGAACCTCATCGTCATCTTCTGCGCCGCGGTCAGCGAGTCGATCACCACGGCCTTGTAGTCGTGGCCCCCCTTGTCGAGGGCCCAGAACACATCGTCCAGCGCCGTGATCGAGTCGGGGCGGATGACGTCGATGTTCTTGGCGTATGGCGCGTTGCGGAACGACTTGGTGCCCTTCTCACCCATGAGGTCGATAAACAGAGTCTTGCCCAGCTCACCGATCGTCGAGGCCAGCGTCGTCTTGCCGCCTCCCTGAGGTCCGAGGATCAGCCACCGGCCGAAATCTGGCTGCTCCTCGTTCACATCGACAATATCGATGCCTGCGAATCCTGCCATGTCCTGCTCCTTCCTGGCTAGGTACTTACAATGTAGTTCTAGACGCTACGCTTGTCAAATCAGCGAGAGCCGTGAGACCTGCGAACCTCAAGGCCGTACTCCGCCGGATCGAAGTCCCCATCGGGGCCGCCCACGGCCTGCGCCCGGCACAACTCAGCGAAGTCGCACCACTTGCAGATCATGCTGACCAGGTTCCGAGGGGCCTCGCCCGACCGCTCGGAGCGGGCCTTGGTCCGGCCGATGTCGCTGACGGTATCAACGGCGGCCCGCAGGTGCGTCTTGACGATGTTCACCGACAGCGGCGTCATGCTGCGCCGGTACCAGTTCCGTCGGACGTCGTCGGACTCCAGTCGAGCGACTTCCTCAGGGTCCACCCTGTAGACGCCAGCGCCGGAGCCGTCCTTCTTCAGACCCTCGAAGGGTACCCCGTCGCCGGCCCACTCCAGGTACGTCGCCAGGTCGTAGTCCGTCACCGACTTCGACAGCCGTCCTGACTTCGTCAGGCTGGGCGTCTTCGGCGCCACGGTCCGCACTCGGTCGAAGGACACGGCCCGAGGAGAGTTGATCCCCCACTCCTTGCAGTCCTGGGCGATCCCCCAGGCGTACAGCTGGACCTGGCTGTCCATGAGCTCATCCATCGCCGACATCTGGCCGATCGACTTCGAGGTCTTGCAGTCACGGACGACCACGAGCCCGCGGCGGCGGTCCTCGTACACCTCGTCAATGAACCCGAACAGGTGCACCGGCTTTCCCTCGTAGCCCTTCGGCATCGGCAGGGCTCGCTCCCATCGGTGCTCCACAGCAAGGACGGACTCGTTCTCGGACTCCTTGGCCCACTCAGCCAGCCAGCCGGCGTAGGCGGCGCGCAGACGGAGTGGCATCTCCTGCCCGAGGAAGTCCACCTGCTGCTCGCGCTTGGCCTCTGGGAGAGCCTGCCACCAACCGTCGGCGGCGGCCATGATCTCCTCCGGACTCGTCTCGGGTGAGAACTCCGGACCACCATCCACCGTCCCGATGGACTCAGGGGAGGAGACCAGCGTCCCCTCACGGCGACCCTTGGCGAGCCTGTCGGCGGCTCGCACGGCATGGAACCACGACCCGAACTCCAGCGCCGGCGCAGCGTCCTCGCCCGCCCGGCCGAGCCTGTCGAGGTACCGGTACTTCCACATCTGCGGGCACTTCCGGTGCGTGGTCATGGATGAGTACGTCGCCAGGATGACCTCACCGTCACCCGCTGTCTCACTCTGTGAGACGGTTTCCTGTCCTTTAGACTCGCTAGCGAGTCTACCAGTTCTGTCAAGCATTTCAAGCCCCTATTTCAATTTCATTTACCCCCATACCCCTCCCTATAGGGAGGGGTATGGGAATCGAATAGCGAAAAACCGAATCGATCCCCGGGCCCGCCTAGCCGGTGCCCTCCAGCACCTCACCGCCGTCCTCCGACACGACCTTGCCGACCAGCTCTGGGTTGCCGTCCAGCACGTGGGTCAGGACCGACCTCTCCAGGTCCGACCTTGTCTCGTAGACCTTGTACTGAACCTCGTCCACCGTCCCCGGCGCCAGCGCGTACCAGAACGTGCAGGGCTTGGTCTGGCCGAGCCGGTTGAGCCGGTCCCTGGCCTGTACCCACTCGTCGCGCTTCGTGGACAAGCTGGCGAACACCGCATTCGACGCCGTCACGAGCTCGTTCACCGCCAGGCTCAGCGTCTGAATCTGAGCCACCAGCACGATGCGCTGGGGGTCGTCCGAGCCGAACCGACGGCGCATGGCCAGACGGTCCTCCGGATCAGTGTCACCGGTGATCGTCAGTACCACGGTGTCGGGTCGAGCGATCTCCTGGCGAATCTGATCGATCTCACGCCGGAAGACTCCGAAGACCACGATGCGGTTCTCCCCATCGAGCGTGTCGTTCACGATGGACGCCACGGTCTTCGCCTTGCTCTTGCCGATGATCTCTACGTCGCCGTCGTCATTGGGCAGGTGCCCGGCGGTAATCTGACGGAGGCGCATCATCTGCGCCAGTCGCCCCAGGGCCGTAGAGCGCTGCCCAGACAGCAGGGTTGCCTGAAGCTGTTTCTTCATCCCGATGTAGGCGCGCTCCTCGGCAGCTGACAGGTGCACCGGCACGACGACGTCCGTCATCTCCGGAAGGTCCAGCGCCTCTGACTTCAGCGCCACCGCGGCGCGCTGGCCCATGATCTCCTGCATGTGGTCGAGGTTGCGGAAGCCCTTAACCTCGTACCCCATGAACCCGCCCATGACGGCGTACTCGCTCTTGAAGTCCGAGAACGTCGCGTCCTTGCCGTCGTGACCGAACGCCTTCGGATCGAGGAAGCGCCACTGCGCGAAGACGTCCAACGGGTTCTTCGGCATGACCGTCCCGGTCAGGATGATCCTGCGCTGCGACTGCCGTCCGATGCGGGCCGCGAGTCGGGAGACGTTCGACGACACCGACTTGATGAGGTGCGACTCGTCAATGACGACGAGGTGCGGTCCGAACTTGCGGATCGCATCCAGCGTCCGGTCCGCCGTCGTCCTCGAGCCCTCGGCCCGGCGCTGACTGAGGACATCGATGTTCAGCGCCTCTATCTGCAACAGCGGCAGGGAGCTCTCGTTAAACCGGCTAAGTCCGGTCGGCCATACCTCGTCCGAAGGCACCTCATGGCCGTCTATACGGGACCCTACGGCGATGGAACGGTGACCGTGTATGTTCTGGTCGGTGAACGCCTTTTCAGGCCCGTAGCCGCCCGTAGGCGACGCCGGAGGCAGACCGCCGCGAGCCTGTAGCGCCTCCAGCTTCTGCGTCACCGACCCGCCCAGGGCCTCGGCCCATACGTTCACCTGCGGGCTGGCCCAGCGGGGCGACTGTAGCGCCCACTGATCCACGGCCGCCAACGGAGCAATCACGAGGACACGGGCCACCTGCTCCTGTAGGGCCAGCAGCGAGGCGTAGTCCACGACGGTCGCCGTGTTGTGCGTAACGATCCAGTCGTTCGCCACGTATAGCCGGTCCTTCGCGTCCACCGAGATGCATCGGACGTGCTCCCGGCCGGCCGGCACGATGGACTTGATCCAGCGCAGCGGCTGGCGATCCTTGTGCATGACCACCCGGAACTGCGGGTTCCCGTCCCACGATCGGTCGAAGAGCTGGACGGACAGACCTAGCGACCAGGCCAGACGCCGGACCCCTTCGGCCACCTCGAGCTCCTTCGTGACGAAGACGGCCCCACGACGAGTCTCCAGGTCAGACGTCTCCACGAGGGCCGCGAGCAGCGCCCGGCGGTCCTCCAGCGACGCCTCAAGCATCCGCTCGGGGATGCGCTTCGGGGCGTCCTCGACGCCGCGGCTCAGTAGGTGCCCGAGCAGGTACGGCTCGATGGGGAGCGACTCCGTCGGGACCGCTGACCGGATATTCTCAGCCACTGGGATGCAGTACTGGGCAGTCATGCGGCCGTCCTCGTTGGCCTCGGCCATGAGGGTGCGGGTGTCCTTGACGGTCCACAGGACCATCCCGCTTCGTTGCTTGCGGCCTACTTTCCACAGATGGTCGCCGTCCACGACGACGGTGCCGCCGTCGCGCATCGTCACCCGGTAGACGTCGAGGACTCCTCGGTCGTAGACGCCGGTGACCTCGATGGCGCGCCCCTTGGACCCGATGATGGCCGAGCCGATCTTCAGGTCCCCGACGCGGCGCCAGCCGAACGGGGTCAGGACCTTCTCACTGAGCGGGTGCCCCTTGCCTAGCCCTGGCTCGAACAGCAGCGCAGCCGTGCCCTTGTTCTCGATGATCTTCTTCAGGCCGGCCTTCTGGTGAGCGAAGCGCTCAGGACCGCCGAACTCGAACCTGGTCATCGTGCCACCGCCTTCAGGATGTCGGCCGCGCTGACCGGACGCCACGCCACGATGGCGTCGACGTCCTCCAGCAGCGAGATCGAGCTAGGGATGTGCTGCTCCGAGGGGCGGTACGGCACGTAGCAGTCAGCCGCCTCTTCAGGGCCGTATCGACGTACGAACAGCCCGCTCACGCGTACCGGGTCATCTTCAGAACCTTTCAGTGCTCCGAGGTAGGCCTCGTCCACGCAGATGAGGTCGTCGACGGGCCACTGCGTGCCTACGGGATAGCCGTCATCGAACTTGACGGGAGCATCGCTACGAACGACCACGTACAGGTCCTTTGGGACGATGCGGAAGGATACGTCCTTGAAGCACCCCCGCGGTCCGTGGTCCGCAACAGCCGCGTCCACTGTCCCGTCATCCTTGATGAGGTCCACCAGTACCCACCTACCTGCGATGTAGACGTACATGCCCTCCTCAAGGTCCGAGCCGGATCGCACCTCCAGGGCCTTGCTGAACTCTGCCAGAATCCTGTTATCAATGCTCATTTCAGTGCACCCCTGCTGCTACAAAATCGGCCACCTCAGCTGCGCGGTACGAGAAGATGCGGTCGCCCGATGACTGGTCCAGCACGCTCTCCCCGTCCAGCGAGACGTATGTGTGGAATGTTCCGTCGCCATCGGGTCGACGTACGTAGAACCCGCTGGCGTCTATGACCTCGCACGATCCGAAGGCGTCGGTGTACCTGACCTCCCGGGCCAGGTCAACGTAGATCACAGGTAGATCGGGCCACTCGTCTCGCTTAAGAATCTGGCCGGAGTCCACGGTGAAGCTCGGTAGATCGAAGTCGTCGTCGAGGCGCGGGATCAGCTGCTCCGTGCTGACGCTCGTCGTCACCTCCACCTGATGGTGGGTTACGTGGCTGGCTGTCTTCCCGAACACCTTGGCGATGCCCTTCCTGATCTCCTTACGCGGGGTGTTGAGAACCTTGATTACTAGATTGTCGAGGACGACGTAGTCGCCAGGGCCGATCTCCAGAACCGACGCGAAGTGGAGCCCGTTCTCAGCCATCAGACTCCCCTCCCCTCGCCGGCCGCGTTGAAGTTCATCGCGTAGCCGTAGCAGACCAACAGGTCGTCGAACTCGTCTCGACTGATGCGCAGCGGCGCGTGGTCAGTGCGGATGGTGATCGTCTCTACGCCCCGCTCAGGGCCCCCTGCCCCGTTCGAGAACCGGCGGGCCTGGGCGTAGAACGCGCCGGCCGGGTAGTGCTCCCCGTTGCCGCGGGTGGGGTCGTCCAGGACCTCCCACAGCCCATCGCCCAGCTGGACGATGTCCCCCGCCCGGACCTCGCTGGGTCGGATGTACTTGAATGTCATTTTCCTGCTCCTGCTCTGATCGTAGTGCCGCCGTCAGGCGACCTCTGAGATGGCGACCGAGATTCCCGGCGTGCACCCTGCTCGGCAGGGAGTCATGCGAACCTCGGTGCAAATGATGTCGCGAACGTCCGCCACGGCGCCGCGTTTCTTGTAGCCGGCCCGGCCGCTGACCAGCAGGTCCTCTACGTCCTTGGCGATCGCTAGGCACCCGCGGCTGGCGGGGCTGTGCGGCCGGCGGTCGGTGTCATCCATGGCCACGGTCACGGAGACCGTGATGGGGCCGGTGTGCTCCCACGTCCACTCCTGCTCTACGGCTGCCGAGGCGATGACGTTGTGGGCGGCCCGTCGCCACTGGGCCCCGTCATCCACGCTGTGGACAGCGTCGAGGATGCCCTCGATGGCGAAGAAAAGCGTGCCGGCCATGTCAGTAGTCCTCCTCGTCGCACTCGAACTCGCACTCGCACTCGACCTGCGAGCAGGCGAAGCACGGAGTGTTCTCAGGGTCCTGCGGGTCCTCGTAGACCCCTGTCTCGTAGTAGTGGCGAACGGCCCGGGCGATGGCGGCCCGGTCAGCCTCGTCCTGCGCGACCTCCTCGGCCTCCTCGAGCGCGTAGCTCATGGCCAGGTCGATCTCGTCGATGTCGTCGTGCTGGCTCATGACGTCCTCACTTCCGGCCGTCAGGGACGACGGTGACCAGCGGCTCGTGCTTCAGCGGGTTCCCGATGCGGATGCCGTCGCCGGGGCGCAGCCAGTACTCAAGCTGCGTCAGCATCTTCGCCGCGAAGTACCAGAAGACGCCGGCCACAGGCAGCCACAGGATCACCTGACCTGTCACTACGGTGGCGATGGCCGCGATTCCGAAGAGCACTCCGAGGGTCAGCAGGGCTGCGAACATAACCACGTAGTTCTCAGCGATGCGGACGCGGCGGTTCTCGCTCATTCCGTACTTCGTCTTCATTGTCTGCTCCAATCTGCTGGGCGGTTATCCGGCTCATCCAGCGGTCCCGGGGAAGCCCTGCGCTTCCCTCGTGATGGGTTTAGCATACATACCCGCTACGCGGGAATCAAAGGCGTATACGTGGCGATGGTCACACTACCATTCCGTCCGGGCCTCGCGCTCGACGATGTCCCAGACGTCCAACTCGCCCGTTATCCCGCCCGTCCAGTCGTGCGGGTCGTACTCATCGGGCCAGTCGTCGAAGTCCTCCAGGTCGATCTCAACCTCACCAACGTCGTCGGCATCGTCCAGCGTCTCGAAGGGCTCTGGCAGGGTATCGACCTGCTGAGCTACGCAATATGAGCCGTTTTCGATCGATTCCGGCGCTATCAGCAGGTCCGAAGGGGCTGAGCCCTCGCCTGAGGTGCCGGGCTCTAGGGGCTGGGCGCTTCCCAGGTCGTCGACTACCTCCACGTCGAACCCCTCTTCGGGCGGGTCCTCGCTGAAGCCTGAGACGTCGATCATGAGCGTGTACTTAACGCCCCTCGTCTTGCCGGTCTTCTCCAGCACCCCGTACGACACCAGGCGCTCCACGGCCCTCTCAGCCTGACGTGGCGCCGCGATGCAGTTCGGGTCCTCAAGAATCTCGCGACGCGTCAGGGATCGTCCCAGCTCGCCCTGGAAGATGGTCATGATGACGTCCTCCCAGCGGGCGTTCTCCTCAGCCTTCGCGGCCGCCTTCGTGTTGGACAGGTCGACGTCGACGGCGGAGGCCGTCTGCGACACGATGTTCCGAGGGGGTGCGATGGTCATCTCCGTCTGCCCAGCCCTCGAGGAGTCGATGGTGACGATGCCGGCCACCTGAGCCTTGCCCCCGCCGCTGGCCTGGCTCGCGGCACGCACGGAGCCCGGTCGGTCCTTCAGTACTACGAGCTCCACCTCGCCGACGGCGCCCGGCATGGGCTGGCGCACCGGCCAGACCTGCAGCAGGGTCCCCTGCACCATGGCGACCTTGTGCTGAGACCCGAGGGGCAGGGTGCCCTTCTCTCCGCTCTTGGCCATGTGATCGATGATGATGACCGTCGAGCGTCCGTTGCGGGTCAGCTTCTTCAGCCACGAGGTGATGACGTCCGTCGAGACCGCGTCGTTGGCGTCCAAGCCGTGCAGGCCGTACAGGCTGGTCATGCCGTCCGCCACGATGAGGGAGGGGTCCAACGACTCCAGCGCCTTGCTGAACAGGGACTGGTTCAGCGTGCCGATGTCGCTGGGGGTCGTCGTCCCCCAGCGGTTCCTCTGCATCGGGGCCAGCGGCTCCTCGGGACGGATGTACGAGAACTGGAGCCTCAGGTCGTCGTCGGCGGCCCCCATAAGGCGCAGCCTGTTCAGCGTCTGAACGGGCTCGTCCTCGAAGTCGAGGTACAACACCCGCTCGCCCTTAGCCATTTCCTGCATGGCGGTGTTCAGCGCGATCCACGACTTCGCCGACTCCGAGGAGCCGTACAGCATGTTCACGCGCCCTCTGTACATGAGATTCTGACCGTCGCTGCGGGACAGGACCTCGGGCGCCGCTGGGCGAACCTGGCCTGCGATGTAGGGCTCCAGATCAACCGGCTCCCACGTGGCCAGCCGCTCCTCCAGCGGGTCCCGATCCTCGTCCGGAACCTGGGAGCAGGTGCCGGGGCGGGTCTCGGCCTCCCCGCCCAGGTCCTTCGAGAGCAGAGGGCCCATCACGCCGTCTTCGGACCGAGCCCGGGACGGGACCTGCGGCACGCTGTCTGAGATGACCGGAACGTCGGGACGGAACCCCGCAGCGGACTCAACCTCGGAGGCCAGTCGGCGTACCATCTCCGCGTGCGACTCACCGATGATGCTCGCGAGGGTGGGGAAGCCCTGCACCGGGGCCCCGTCCTGAAGCTTGCGAATGGTGGTGGCCACGGACTCCGTCACGCGCTGGTCGGGGCCATCCTCGTCGTGAGTGGCCTGCGCCAAGGCCCGGATCAGAACCTCAACATTCCGCTCCCAGAACGGGTGGACACCGTCCCCGTAGCGCAGCAGCCCGCCGGCCAGCGCGACGTAGGCGTCGTGGCGCCCTCCCTGGCGGGGCCAGCGATCGATGAGCACGGCTCCAAGCGCGAGGAGCGCGACCTGCACGGTCAGGACCTTCCCGTCGATGAGCGCGGGCCCCTCGTCGCCGCCCCAGGGCTCGCCCACCCACTTGTACTGCTCGCCTGTGTCCGGGTGGATCGACGGCGGCACGACGGTCTGGGCTCCCGTTGTGCGGAGCTCGACGGATACGACGGTGCGTGCAGGGTCCTCAGGGTCGGGAATCTTGAACCTGCGCGTGCCTGGCAGCGTCCCCTCAGTAGCGATGTACCAGTAGTGGCTGTCCGGGTTCGTGGCCCTCCCGTGCCTCGCTGCGGTCCGGGGGAGGAAGTAGTGGCGCAGGCGCGTGGCTGATGGGTGGTCGATATCCACGTCGATCAGGTCACCGGAGGGCTCACCGAGCGACACCCCAAGGTTCAGGGCGCCGCCGTCGGCGTACTCCTCGAAGCGGGAGCGGACCTCCCCAGCACCCTGCTCGGTCGGTGGCTCAGGCCACCTCACCCGCTGCCAGGTGCTGATAGACGGACGTTTAGCACCTGCGAGTACCGGCAGTGGCGTGAACCCCCGCTGATACACGTCGACGGCGGCGTTGACAACATCCGCCTCGCGTGCAGTATCATTGGGGGTGAGGGATTCCTTGCTCATTGGTTGTCCTTTCACGAAACCCCGCCGGTTACTGCTCCCGGCGGGGTTTCTCATGCTTTATACTGATATGTCTGACGCCGATCCGGCCGGGCCTCGGCGTCTGCAGACAGGGACGACAGCCCTAGCCGTCCCGACCGTCGTCCGCCAGTCCGACATTGATGACGGGCGAGCGGTCCCCGATTCGGATGGCGCCGCGAGCGTACGCCGCCACTAGGGCGCGGGTGACGTAGTTCATCGTGAATCCCGCCGCATGGGCCCTGGATGTCGCCTTACGCCATAGTGAGTCCTCCAGCCGGAACGAATGCGGGCGGGCCGGCTCGCCTCCACGAGGGCGCTGGGCGCGGTACCGCAGCTCTTTGGGAGTGACCTGGTCAAGATCGATCGAGTCGTCCCTGCCCGGTGCCGGGGGCTGCGGTGCGCCCTCCTCCGGAAGGGGCTGGGACACGCCGCCCTCGGCACGGGTCTCGATGTCATAGGCGGAGGCGAGCACCTCCGTCGGGTCCCCGTACTCGACGCGAAGCTCCCCGTTCTCGTCCAAGTGGGCTGGGTCAGGTGTACTGGGGGAGAACGTACCGGCGTTCACGCCGGCAAGCCATACGTCGTGGCGCTGTTCCGGTGGGAGGCTCAGAAGCATGTCCCGCGTTTGGTCGTAGCTGAGTTCCATGGTGTGTCCTGCTCTGTGAGTTGGCGCACTCACCCTGACCCACCGTACCTCTGCCAACCTTTGCCGAGCCCCGGTTTCGACGCGGGGGCAGCCTGAGGGGCGTAGGTAGGTGGGTGTGAGGGTGTGTGTGCTTTGTCCGTGTGTTCTGATGATCCCGAAGTACGGGCGGCCGTCGCCGCCACGTGCTCCTGGTTGTCCGAGACCTGGGTGGGCGCTCTGCCAGCCCTTCCGCGCCGCCGTCCGGTTCGGCGTGCTTCCGTCGCTGACTTTCCCTGAGGCCGCAGCGGTTGGCCGACCGTCTGCTCCTCATGGCGCTGTTGGGACCTGCGCGAAGGTCCGTGTAGGGCGCACCCTCCGAGCGTGCGGTGCTCGGTACCCGTCTGGCCTTAGGAGGTCCCCCGGCGGTGCTTGGTAAGTACCGTCCGCTCTCGGGTTGGCTGTGTCTCCGGGCCTTAGGATACAGCGTATAGCACGCTGTTCCCGTATGTCAAGGGCCCAGTTCTCTGTGACTCCCGTAGTCATCTATAAGAACATCCTAGGAGCGCCCAGCGTAGCGACGCTATTCACCCCGTCATTTCGATTCCCGGCCGTAGCCCTGGCGGAGGCCCGGGGAATCGAAATGACGGGGTGAATAAGGTCGCCCAGCTGGTCGGCCCGCGGAGCAGCGGGCCGCAAGCTCCGTACGGAGCTTGAGTATAACGTGCAACTTTTTTCGAGTCAAGCCGGCCTCGAAAACAGGTGCGGGGCGGGCGCGGGGCGGGCTGCCGTCTCACATGGTGAGACGACACGCCCGAACGCGGGGGAGGAGAAAACGTTGCTATTGCAACGTTTTCTCTTCATTAGAGACGTTTTTTCGATTTCATTTACCCTCTCTCCCACCCCTTAGGGGTGGGAGAGAGTAAAGGAAATCGAAAAAACTAAATGAAAACGTAAGACCGCGCGCGCGCGCGTGATACCTGGCCCGAGGCAGACGGTCAAGCGGCATCCGTCACACTGAGCCGCCCGGAGGGGCGCCGACCCCCGGCCCCTCGCGACGGGTTGGGCGCCGCCCCGCCTCGGATCGTCCTCCAAGCCCGTCTAAGCGCCTCTGAGGGCCTATCCCCCTCGTACCTATATCTGGGTAGCGCTGGGGCGCTAGAGGCCGTCTACGGGGCTTACAGACATGCAGAAGGCCCCCTCCGTAGTGGAGGGGGCCTCGTGCAGGCTCTGGGCGAGGGCGGGACGGGAGGGACGGCCTAGACGCCAGCGATCCGCCTACGGGCGCGCACGGTCTCCTTCGCGGCCTCGTCTAGCCAGCGGTTTACCCGCACCGCCAGCCATACGAACGCCCGCTGCTGGCGACCCTCGCCGGCGTCCATGACGGCCAGGCCGTACCCGATGGAGCAGGGCTCGGTGCGGATTGTGTAGTTCAGCTCGCTCAGGCCGTGCACGAGGGCCCTGAACGTGTCCTGGCGGGTGCAGGCCACGCTGACGTGCTCCCCGTTGCTGACGACGACCTTCCCACGGCCCCAGCCGAGGTCGGAGTGCGTGGTGTAGCCGCCGTTGACGAAGAACGTGAGGGCGGGCTCGAACTCGGTCAGGACGTGGTCACGGAGCTGTCGTGCTGTTGAGGGGGTGATGGCGAATCCGTCGTAGGGCTCGGTGCTCATGGTTGTCTCCTATCGATCATTTTTCATTGATTTGGTTTGGTGAATAGTAAATAGGTGTCCGAAAAGGATCGTTGTCGTTTGCGGGGCCGCCGTTTTATTCGCCCAGGACCTAGGTCCCGGGTGAAATGAAAAGTCGAAATCCAAACGACAACGCTCCTTTTCGCTCCCTCATTTACTATTCACCACTTCCTATGGGCTGAAATGACGTGTCTAATTGGTGAGTTCCTACAAGTAAGTAGGTGCTACTGGACTCATAAGGTGTTCTCCTTAGCCCGCTTGGCCCGGGCCAGCTGCACCGTCCGTACGGTCGGGAACCACGAGTAGTTCCGACGGGCCGCGTACGTCCAGTTCTGCACCGTCTTATTCCTGACGCCATAGATGGCGGCTATGTCGTCGGAGTCGAGGCCGTCCTCAAGATGGGCCGCGAGGACCTGAGGCGGCGGGCACATCGTCGGCCGACCCCGGCCCGAGGCGACGGTGCCGTTCCTCGTGAGCGGCCTGTCGGACGCGACGGGCAGCCCCCGCAGCATCCTCACGGCCGCCGTACCCAGGAGCGTGAGCGGGGACGAGCGGGGGACCGGGTTGCCTGTGTCGGGGAGGATGACCATGCGCCGGATGCGGTCGCCGGCCGGGCGGCTGTCGAGCTCGGGGGACGTGTCGACGTCGACGATGTACACGATGCCGTGAACCTCGTCCCGGATGCGCACGGCCGGCGCCCCGTCCATCTTCCCCTTCGTGACCGTGAGGTCCTGCTCTGTGATGTACCTGGGCTGCTTGCGCGGGCCGTAGACCGTGTTCCGACGGCGACGGCGCTTGGTCTTCGGCTTGGCCCCGGTCTTCGGTGCTGCCATGAGTATTTGCTCCTTTGTTCGATGGGTTGGTGGTGGCGAGTCAGCCACCGATGGTCGGCAACGGGTCGTCCTCGGTCAGCAGGTCGTCGACACCCCATCGGGTGCCGACCGACGGGCTGGCCACGATGGGCACGTCCATCTGGCAGTCCATCGGGCGCAGGAGGCTGTTCACGTCCTCCATTCGGGCCTTGCACTCCAGCAGGACCTCCTGCCAGCGGTCCTCCGGCGCCTCGATGCCGATCTCGTCGTGGACCGTGACGACGACGTGCGCGCCCTGAACTGGGGAGTGTCCGGGCAGGGTGCCCATGATCGACGCGGCCGCCATCTGCATCAGGTCCGAGCCGAATCCCTGGACGGGGCTGTTCAGAGCGTTGCGCTCAGCGTGGCTCACGAGGGAGGGGTTGTTCGAGTACAGGTCCGACAGCCAGCGCACGCGCCCGATGGGGGACGTCACGAAGCCCCGCTCGTGAGCCCGGCGCTTGGCGTTCTCGTGCCACTGAAGCATCCCGTCCCACATCTCGAAGAACGAGTCGTGCACCCGCTGGGCCTCGTCAAGGCTCATGGCGACGTCGTATGCGGTGGCCGCGTACGTCTGGAAGCCCGCGGCCGACATACCGTACAGCAGGCCGAAGTTGCCGGCCTTCGCCCGCTTGCGCTCCATCGAGGTGACGTCCTCGGGCGCCTTGCGGGCCATGCGAGCAGCCAGCAGACGGTGCAGGTCGTCGCCGCGCTGGAACGCCTCGATCATCGGGGCAGAGCGGGAGATGAACGCCGCCACCCGCAGCTCGACCTGCGAATAGTCCAGGTCCACGATGACGTGGCCCGGGCGCGGGATGAAAGCCGGCTTCAGCGCCTTCGTGACCTGCTGCATGTTCGGGTTCGAGGAGGACAAGCGCCCGGAGACCACGCGGCCGACGTTGTACGTCGCGTGGACGACGTCGTTGCGGTCCCGGAAGTCCAGCCACGAGTGCAGGTACTCCAGAAGCTTCGTCGCTGCGCGGTGATCCAGGATGTCCTGAGCGGTCTCCGAGCCGTCACGGGCCTGGCGCAGCAGGACCGCCTTCGACCACTGTGCGTTTCCGTTGGCGGTCATGGCCGCCACGTGCAGGTGCCCGGCGTCCACGGCCTTGTCGGCCAGCTCCTTGAACCACTTCGACGTCGCCGCCGTCGTCACACCGGTCTCCGAGGCCGGCGTCGGCTCCAGGCTGTACCGCTCCAGCAGCCGGCCCGCGGCCTCGGCGCGCTTGGCCCTCTCCGTGGCGATCCGCTCACGCACCCACTCGACGTCGAGCGTGAACCCTCGCTGCTCCACCTTCGTCATGGTGGCGACGGTGGGCATCGACACCCACTTGGCTACCTTCCCGAGGCGGGCCATCTGGACCTCCTCCGGGTCGAGCGGCTCCTCGCCGTCGTCGTTGAGGAACATCTGCTCCTTGTGCTGCTGCTCCAGCTTCCACGTCCAGTACGTATCCCTGGCGGCGTACTCCCCGAGGCGGAACAGGTCCACCATCTCTGCGGCGCCGGGCCGGGACAGGTCGAAGTCGTCCCACTCCTCGATCCCGAAGTCACGGGCCGCGCGGACCTTCAGCCGGGTGCGGGCCTCGGTGTCCACCAGCTGGGAGGACACCTGCGTGTCCCACTCGATCCTGTCGGACAGGTCCACGCCGGTCTGGGCGTAGACCCACCGGCTGTCGAACTTGATGTTCGCGTTGACGAACGGCCGGCGGGACTGGGCGATCTCCCGCCCGATGATCGCCATGACCTTCCGCCACGCTCCGAGGAACGGGCTGTCGGGGTGGGACAGCGGCACCAGCCACGTACGGGGCTGCGGGCCGGTCGTCTCCCTCCAGTCGTAGGCCTCCCTCTCCTGCGGGAGGGTCAGGCTGGCCAGCACGATGCGGGCCGGTACGCCGCCGTTCGTCGGTCCGCCACGGCGGGCGTGCTCGTCGAGGCCCGTGGTCTCCAGGTCCATGACGACCTCGGTCGAGGTCTGGACGGCGGCGACCAGCTGCCGCAGCGCCGGCTTGTCGAAGACCCACGAGATCGGTCCACATGGGGTCTCTCTGTCACTCATCACTGCTCCTTTCTGAGTGGATGACCTCAGGGTAGCACATTTTAGGGCAAAGTACATACTAGTAAACCCCCGGATTTCCGGGGGTTTACTCGTATATTGGGGAACTGCCTAGGAGATTCGACGGATCACCAGGTCGTGAACGTAGAGCGTCGGGATCGGCGCCTCCAGCCACACGCCCCAGGTGTCCCCGACCTTCGGGTCGGCCTTCAGTGGCTCGATATCGAGCTCCAGCACCTGATGCTCGCCCTTGCGCACCTCCAGAGTGGCGATCTTCGCACCCGGATCAGCCTGGGCGGGATGGTTAGGCTCCTGGTAGCGACGCACCGTGTACAAGTTCGCCTGCCCAGTCTCCTCGCCGAAGTTCCCGCCTGGGAACGAGTAGCGCAGGGTCATGTGCCACTTCCCGGCCGAGGGGCGCATCTGCTCCAGGCCGGTGGAGAGAATCTGATGCTGGAAGTCCAGCCTCACGCCATCGCCGGTCTCAGCCGCATTGATCTTCGGCCACTCACCGATTGGCGGGAACAGCCCGGGGCTCGTGGACAGCGGCGAGGCGGGGCGCACGATGATCGTCCCGAGAGGCGTATCAGCTGGCACCGGCTGTCCCGCATCGAGGCGGATCGCCGGCGCGAACCGGACCATGTTCCGGGCAAGCTGCTGTGTCAGCTCCTCAGCGTGCTCCGCGATGCGCTTCGTGGCCTCGCCGTCAGCCTTCGTCTGCTCGGCCGCAGATCGGGTGGCCCGGATACTGTCGCCCATGGCGTTCACCTGCGACTTGGTCGCGTACGCCTCATCAGCTGCGACCTTCGTCAGGGCCGCGTCAGCGACCACCCGGGCGGCTCGGATCGAGTCGCCCATGGCAGCGACCTGAGTCCTGGTGGCATAGGAAGCGTCAGCGGCCTCCTTCGTCACGTACTTCGACAGGTCAGGGGCCGGGGCAGGCGCCGGCGCAGCGTCGATGATCTTCACCCCCGCCCCGGAGACGTTGATCGTCACCTGGCAGCAGTCACTCTTCTCTTCAGCCATTCGGCACTCTCTTTCTCAGGAAACGATGTCTAGGGTTGCGGGGACTTCCTTCGCCCCGTCCCACACGGTGACCACGCAGTCCTGCGCGACCTCCCCGTCCCACACCATGACGCGGGGGCCGGTCCGAGGGGTCGCGTACACCTTCAGCGAGTGGATGAGGATGTCGTGACCGGCGGGGTCAACGCGCAGGGACGGCAGCCACTTGGGCCGCGCGTCGTCGAGAAGCTCGATCTCGATCTTCGTGACAGTGCCAGACCCTGCTGACAGGTCGACGCGCTTGAGCGGGTAGGGGCCTGCCTGTTTCTTGTTGTCGGCGCTGAACCAGTTCACCATGATGTGAACAATGTTCGAGTCACCCGAGGTGTACGACATCTCGAAGGTGAACCGCCGACCGCCGACCTCGACGGCCGCGCCATCGTACGGCGTCGTGGAGGCGCCGGCATTGATGTAGGCACCGTCCCCGCGGCGCTGGCCGCGGCTGCGCCACCACTCCCCGAGGACCGGGAGGATGCCGTTGGCTGGAACCTCAGGCGTCTCCGGGCCGGGGCTGGTCTCGTACGCCTTGATCGAGTGGAACCGGACGTCTCCGGGCCCCTGGATAAGGAACGAGGGGGTCCACAAGGGCTGGTCAGACTTCGCCAGCGTGATGTTGACGCGCTGCGTTACCCGATCGCCCTTGGGGAGGGTTACCGTGCGCAGAGCCACCTGACCGACCTGGGAGCGCTCGTCGGCCTTCGAGAACGGGTTGTGGCGGATGGCGACCGTCACGTCAGCTGCGGCGGTGTACGTGAACTCGATCGTCCACAGCTTTCCTCCGACTGGGACGGCCGTGTTGGCCCACGGGACGAACGTCGCGCCGGCCGGCATCAGCCAGTCGGCACCGTCACGACGGCCGGTGTTGGTCCACCAGGACCCGGGCCACGGGAACTTTGAATCAGGCACTACCTACCTCCTCAGGCTTCCTTGCGAACAATGATGGTGCCGGCAGGGGTCCCAGCCGGGACAGCCTCGTGCTTACCGAGCGATAGGACGCGGGGCCGGCTGCGGAGATCGTCCACCTCCAGCTTCAGGGTCAGGTACCCCTTCAGCCAGGGAATGACGAGCTCATGGATGTGGTCCGACGGCGGGTTCGCGTACGGGTTGCCGACCGGCTCCCACTGACCGCCCCGCTGCGGGTCCTCACGCAGCTGCCCGTCGGTGATGTAGAGGTGCGCGATGCCTAGGCCGTCGGCCTTGTCGAAGACACGGCGGTAGTTCTCCGAGGTGACCCCGTGGACGACGGCCCACCAGCGCGTGGACGGGTACGCGGCCATGTGAGCCGGCAGGATCGGGGTCCCGGGGTCCTCGTTCAGGAATGCCGTCGCGTCCTTCTCGAACATCATGCAGACGTCGAAGTCGAGTTTGCACATCTCCTCGGAGATGTTCGAGCCTGAGTTGACGACGATGAGGAAGTCCTTGCCGTACTTGGCCCGGATGCGGTCGATCAGGCTCTTGTAGGCGGGTACCCGCTTGGCCTGGTCACCCCACCCGTTGATCGTCTCATCAAGGAACACGCCCTGGCAGACGTCCCCGTACTGGGTCTTGGCCTTGTCGATCTGGCCGAGGATGTAGTCAGGGGTGTACTTGTCGACGTCAGGCACGTTGTTGCGGCCCGAGTCACCTGCGGGGAGGGTCGCCGCGAGGTACTGGGTCTTGACGTAGAACACGGCCCGCTTCACGCCGGCGGCGAGCGCCAGCTCGGCCTGCGTCTTGAAGTCCTTATCGAAGGTGTCCCAGTTGCCGCTGTTGCGGTTCAGGATCACGATTCCCAAGGAGCCTGCGAACTTGAGAATCTGGCCCCACTTCGAGACGTTGGGAGCCTTCTGGTAGTAGTCCGGCCAGAAGTAGGTGACAGGGCTGTAGTACCGCTCTCCAGGCTTGAACGGGGAGAGCACGGATCCGAGGGAGTCGACCCTCCTGGTGACGTTGTTCAGGTCCGTCAGGCCGGCCTTCTGCCCCAGCTCGCGCTGGAGGTTCTCGTTGGAGACGTACTTCTGATCAGCGTCGTCGTGGGTGACGTAGTCTGACAGGGACGCCTTGGTGGCGTACGTGCTGGCGGCGTCGGCGGTGCGGAGGTACTGCGACAGGTCGGGGGTCGGGGCGGCCTGAGGGATGGCGGCCCGTACGCCTTCCAGGTCAGTCTTGGTCGCGTAGGTGGCTGTCGCCTCGGCCTTGGGGAGGAATCCCACGAGGGCTAAGGTGTCGGCCTTCTTGCCGACGGAGGTCTCCAGGGTGGAGACCTTCGATGTCAGGCCGGCGACGGGGGCCGTGGCGGCCGTCAGCGCCTCCTTCGTGGCGTACGTCGAGGAGACTGCTGAGGTGGTGGCGTAGCCTGACAGGTCCGCCTTGGCGGCGTACTTAGAGACCGCCTCGGCCTTCGGCAGAGCGGCCTCAGCGGTCGCCTTGACGCCATCGATCCTGGCCCCTAGGGCCGCGTCGGCCGATGACACCTCGGCCTTCGTCGCGAGCCCGGACAGGTCGGGGGCCTGCCCGCCGCCGCCTATCTGAGCCTGCGCGAGGGCCGCCTTGGTCGCGTACGTGGAGGCAGCGTCCGAGGCGGTCAGGTAGCCGGCCAACGCCTCCTTCGTGGCGTAGGTTCCGGCGACCGCCGCCGTCGTCGCGTACGGGGCCAGGGCCGACATGGGCGCAGCGGCGTCGGCCGTCTCCTTGACGGCGTCGATGCGCTTCCCGAGGGCGGCGTCAGCCGCACCCATCTCAGCCTTGGTCGCCAGGCCCGAGAGGTCTGGGGCAGGCGTCGGCTGAGCCTGGCGGCGGACCTCGGACAGCTCGTCCTTCGTGGCATAGGTGGACGATGCGGTAGCGGCCGGCAGGGCCGCGTCGGCAACGGTCTTGACGCCATCGATGCGTGAGGAGAGCGCGGCGTCGGCAGAGGCCATCTCCGACTTCGTGGCGTAGGCCGACAGGTCTGGGGCGGGACCGCCGCCTCCGATCTGGGCGGCCGCGAGCTCGGCCTTGGTCGCGAAGACCTCATCGGACTTCGCCTTGCTGTACCAGGTGAGATCGGCCATCAGTCGTTCCTCCAGTTCAGTAGGCCGTCGGGTGTGGGTGAGATGCCGCTGTCAGCGTCTGCTGCGAGTAGGCCGCCGCCGGCGTCACGGATCAGCGGGCGCTGGGGCGGCTGAGGCTGTGGGGGCTGGGGAGGCTGCGGGGACGGCCCCGGGCCGGGCTGCGGGGCGGGTGACGGTATGGGCGGAGTGCCGGGCCCCGGTACGCGGTAGGGGGCCGCTGCGATCAGGTCTGTCAGGTCTATGGTCTGGCCTGCCAGGATTCGAGCCCGGTAGTGCCGAGGGCCCAGCGGGTCTCCGGGGCTCTCCACTACCACCAGGTAGTCGTTGACCCCGTCAGGAAGGGTGGCGGGAGCCGCGAGGGTGAGCACCGGCATCCGACCCTCGTAGTCAAGATCAGCGCGAGTGGCACCGATGACGGCGGCCTTCTCGGAGCCGACGACCTGAGACCAGGCGTCCTGAAGGGGCTGGAACGATATCCGCCCCACCCGAGGAGTGCCGTCCGGCCCCAGGAGTCGTGCTGTCACCGTGGCTCTACCCACGTCCATAAGTGTCTCCTACGGAGTATCGAATAGGTCTACTATGCCGAGTCTACCGCCCGCGTAGGAAGGGTGGTCAGGGCTTCGCAGACTGTCCGGAGCCCGGTGCCGGGCGCGGCTACGCCGCTCGGGGGCCGTGGGTGGCGCGATCGGAGGGGGAGCGGGCTGGGTCAGGGTCTCCGAGGGCGCCGGCTCCCACAGGCTGGGTGCCGGCCTGGCCTTCATCTTGCTCTTGAGGTCTGTGATCCGATCGTGCAGGGTCTGGTGGTCGGCCCACGCCGTGGCGCTGAGGTTCCGCAGCGCCTCCTGCGTACCACGCACGTCGTCGCGAAGGCCGTCGATCTGGGCCTCTGAGCGCCGGTCCCGGGCCTCCCGGTCCATTGACTCGCGGGCCATCTCCGCCGCCACCTCGTCGAACCGCTGGCGCATCTGCGCGCCCTGCCGCTCCACCGAGGCGGTAAGGGCCGATACCTGCTCGGCCAGGTTGTCGACGTCCTCGCGGAAGTTGGTCTTGTGGTCGTTCTTGACCTGGTGCTTTGTCGCCGACACGTCGTGGTGGATCGTCGTCAGCTGCTCCCTCAGGTTCTTCTGCATCACCTGAAGGCGCACGGCCACCATACCGAGCAACGGCACCAGCACCCCCACGGCCGCGGTCAGCACCTCTGGCGTCGTCAATATCTCGATCACGTTACGAAAGCTCCCAGATAGGGCGACAGCGCCGCCGGCACCTGCCGACGACGCCGCCGCTACGATGATGTCAGACATCAGACCCGAGCGTGCGGGTAGTCGGCCAGGGTCTCACCGCCGGGGGTGACGATGCCGGCCCACTCGATGAGGGACACACCATTGATCTTGACCGCGGAAAGCACCTGGAAAGACGCCCACGCGAAGCCAAGAATCTGGACGGTCCACTGAGTGAGCTGCCCCCACTGGAGCGGGTAGCGGCCGACCAGCCAGATCGCCAGGGCACCCAGGACGCCGACGATGACCACCATCGCGACGCGGTGGCCGCGCTTGAAGGTGGGCTTGTCCAGAGCGGCCTGGATGAGGGGCCACACGACACCGATGATGACGGTGGTGACGAACGGGTGAGTGATTACCTGATTCATAAGCTCTCCTTGTAGACACACAGAGACGGGCAGGATTGCTCCTGCCCGTCTCCAGGGTACTCCAAGGTTGGAGCACGACGCGCTACGAGGTCACCACAGGCGCCCCGAGTTCGCGCGGGAGTTGTTCAGCGCGCGCTGGAGCGCTCCGATGGTGGCCGGGCCCGCCTCACCGTCGACCCAGTCAGCGAAGCCCCAGCCCGAGGGCAGGTACTCCTTGTGCCAGGCGATGATGAGGAACTGGAGGGTGCGCCACGTGTCCGGACCGAGGATGCCGTCCTCGTCCAGCCGAGGGGCATCGTTCAGCGCGATCTGCTGATCAGCGCCCACGGCGGTGTTCAGGAACTTCTGGAGGCGGGCCACGGCCGGGGAGCCGTCCTCGTCAAGGACGCCATCGATCGTGGTGCCCATGACCTGCTGGAGCCGGGCGATGGTGGCCGGGCCGAGGACGCCGTTGGGCGTGAGCTCGCTCTGCCCGTCGGACTTGTTCTTCTTCCCGGTGTAGGGCTTGACCTCCTTGACCGGTGCAGGCTGACCGCCGCCTGAGCCGAAGCCCGAGCCGTTGGACAGCTCGGCCAGGTGCGAGTACCAGCGGCCGGGGCACTCGGTGCTCATCCAGTCCCGGTGACCCACGACCGGGATGTTGCCGTGCTCAGCGCGGATGGCCTTGATGAGACCGATAACTGTCTGCACGTCGCCGGCGGTCATCTCCGGGCGGCACTCGATGCCGATGGAGCGGGGGTTACCGCCGGGGCCGGCGTGCCACGCGCGGTCGTAGTCGTGGACCAGCTGGGTCACGCGGCCGGCCGAGGCGACGTAGTGGGCCGAGGAGTTGCCGTCCTCACGGCACAGGTAGTTCACCACGTTCTGGTGGGACTGTCCGTCGACCCCCCAGTGATGGATGGTGATGGAGTCAACGTAGCCGTAGGGGCGGCCGCTGGAGTAGTTGGGGGACCACTGGACGTCGGTCACCGCAGCGTTGGTCATAGTTCCTCCTGTAGGGTTTTCGGGCTGGGGGTCACTCTGAGGCGGGCTCGGTGGTCGAGGCAGCCGCCGCGAGGCGGGCCTCAAGGTCCTCGCAGCGGGTCTCTGCGATCACCGCGCGCTGCGTGAGGCGGGCGATCTCGGCAGACAGGCCGCCGATCACAGCCATGGCGTCGACCTTGGATTCCTGGGATGTCATTGGGTCTCCTGAGGGTTGTCCTGAGGTTTGGGGGTGGGGCCGTAGCCACCGTTATCATCGTAGGTCACGTGGTCCTGAGCGTCGCCTGGCGCCGACGCCGGCGGGAGCACCCACACGGATTCTCTAGATCGGTCACGAAGAGTAACTCGGTCGGTCTTGTCATCCCACTCGTCGATCTGCCTGGCGCCCTTGACGAGGACGGACACGACCTCCCCCGGCTTGCCGGTCACCTCGACGGACCACGGAGCGGCGTCCGCCCCATAGCCTGTCTTGATGATTGTCGCCGTTGCGGCTGAGGATGTCAGAGCCACCCAGGGTGCCTGGGGAGAGGCGATCTTGGGCACATAGTCAGGGAGCACCCACGTAGCGCGGCCCTCGGAGTCGAGGGTGACGTTCTCCCAGTACTCGATGCCGTCGTACGGGGACTCAGTACAGGCGTGCTGGAGCATCATGCGGCGCTTCTGCCACTCGCCTGGGACCCTCATGATGAAGGTCTTGCCCCCGACTGCGCGGAAGCCCCCGCTGTCGACAATGGCCTGATGGTTACGGTCGAACCCTAGAACCGAAGCCGAGGAGTGAGCCCATACGGCCCTCCAGTTGTCCGTACCGGTCTGAAGACGGAAGTCTCCAGCCTTGATCTCCAGGGCTACGTTGTTGCGGAAACCGATGGTGGCGGTGTAGTCATTGACGCCGATTGACGCCTTTCCAGGAATGCCGGCAGAAAATCCGCCACTCGTCAGGCCCAGCCCCCAGGCTCCCGTCTTCCCACCGTAGGCGTGAAGACCTGAGGTCGATAGACGAATGTTGGGCACCCCGTTGTCGACGTTCGAGGGGGCCTGAAGATAGAGGATGCCTCCACGGTTGGTCGGGTCCTCCTTGAAGGTGATCAGGGCCGGATACTTGTAGGCTCCTGACCTTTTGTTCATTGTTAGGCCGACGCCCCACCGGTCCCCCCTCTGGCCGACGTCATTTCCAGACAGGACCTCGACGATGTCGATGAACTGGGCGATCGACCAGGTGTCTTGGATGCCGACCTCACCGAGGACCTTTACCTTGCCGTTGGATGCGGTCACCTCGAAGGTCGTGTTGCCGGACCGCTGCTCGTAAGCGCGGATACCTGATGAGTCGATCTTGATTCCACGATTACCTGCGCGCTCGGTCTGAATCGTGGCCCCGGTGATGACCTGACCATCGATCGCTCCACCCTGGATGTTAGAGGCGTTGACGGAGTTGGCGGCCAGCATCCCGGCCTTGATCTGCTCGAACTCGCCCTGACCTGCGGTGATGATCTCCGTCCACACGTGGTGGGCCGTCGCGTTCACGAAGGAGGCGTTTCCGGTAACAGTGAGCTGGTCGGTCGTGATCTCCAGGAACCGGCCCACGTCGGAGGCGATCTTCCTGGCCGTGATCTCAGCGATGTTGGCGGCGCCCGCCGTCAGCTTGCCCACGTCTAGGTTGCTGATCTGCTCGCTGGTGATGCGCATGCGCTCCCATGTCGCACCGTCCCACCGCCACTCAGCGACGATGTCGAGGGTCTGGGCGTCCTGCACGCGACAGGTGTCCCCCACGGATGATCCGTCGAACGGCGGCACTGTGTCCGAGGTGCCGCGGATGTAGAACACTTCACCCATGGAGGTCTTGATACGGCGCACCGCAGACTCCATGGTGGCGGCCGTCAGCTTGGAGACCGTCTTGGAGTAGTCGTCACCAGCCTCCTCCCACTTCCAGCCCTTGGGGGAGTAGACGACAGTGGACCCCGGGGCGTCCCTCGTATTGGTGGGCGAGGAGTGGCCAGGCGCGGCGAACGACGGGACGGTTACGTACTGGCCGCCAGCAGCACCCGACGCGGCGTTGGCGCGATCACGGGGCCCGGGCATCAGGAGACCTTGATGATGTAGGGGAGCCCGATGTAGGGGCTACGGACGTCGACGGGCTGCCCGCCTCCGACGGAGACAGCGATAGGGCTACGCCCTCCGCCGTTGTTGCCGGTGGATGTGAGGTAGGTGTAGCCCGATGTACCGATGCCGATGTCCTGATTGGCAGTACGAGACTGGAAGCGCCGCGTAGTGTCCTCGACCTCTCCGATCTCGTGCGTGTGTGCAGGAATCTGGTTGATAGACAGAGTTACCGACCCAGAGCCGCCCTTGTCTCCGAGGCGGTACGAGTTACCGGTGCCGACGACCGAGCGGTCTCGGATGTCCGGTAGGCGGAAGTTACTGGTCGTGGTGGAGCCGTAGGCTGTGCCGATGGCGGCGAAGAGCTTGGCGTAGGCGTTGCGGTCGAGGAGACGCCCGTCGCAGCGCATCCATCCCTCAGGGTCCCGCTCGGCCCCGTACATGGCGATCGTCCCGACGGGGATCGCCTTCTCCAAGGCGGTGCGGATGCCCTGAGCGATGGTCTGGACCTGTTTCAGAATCTCTGCGGGCTGCCCGTCGACCTTGGTCTCCAGGTTGGTCACGCCGCGCGTGGCGGCGCTGATGCCGTCCTCGATCCGGGTGAGGTCAGCGGCGGTGATTCGGGTCTCGTTGGCCCCGAACCCGTCCCGCCATTGCTTCGTAGCGACGTACTCCTGCATCACCTGTCTCCTTCTGCTCTGAGGACGAAGATTCGTCCGTCGGGTGCGATCCACATGCTGGAACCTATTGTCCCACTATCCGGAGGGACGGGACCTGACGATACAAGGTTGGTGGCCACCTGGGTCATCGCCTCGGTGAGGTGCTTCATCTCCTTCAAGGTCCCCTCGCGGGCGGCCTGCTGCATCGCGTCGCTGCCCTTTAGCCTGTCCTCGACCTGTTTCGCGATCGAGTCAGCATCGATGTTCTGCACGAGGGTGATCTTGGAGGGCTCGCCCCACGCTGAACGGTTCCCGGCACGGTCGTAGGTGCGCAGGCGCACCTCGTACTCACGCATCTCGTACCCGGCCAGGGAGATGCGCTGCATCGGGGCGGGGATTACGGCGGCCACGCCCGGCGCGATGCCCGGGTGCTGGACGCTGACCTCCACGCCGGCGAAGTCTGCCGGCATGCTCTCCCCGGCGGCGCCGGTGTAGTTCCAGATGACGAGGAGCACTCCTAGGGTCTGAGCCAGACGGGGCCGGCCCGGGACCGGGGGAGGCGTAGCGTCTGTCGCCATCGTCTCGATGATCTCGGCCGACCATACTCCGAGGGTGTCACGCGTGACCGCGCGCACGCTGAAGGCGTACTGTTTGCCGGGGATCAGGCCTGAAACCTCGCCAGTGGCGTCCTTGGACGTGCTCAGGCGCCCGGCCTGGAAGGGAATCTCCCTGACCGAGATGTCGTAGCCGGTCACGTCCACGGCGACGCCTGCGGTGTCGGTGGAGACCGGCTGCCACTGGATCGTCGCGACGGCCTCAGCGTCACCCTGGGAGCCGATGACGGCGGCCGAGGAGACGACCAGCCCCTGCGGGGCTGCCGGGGCGTTCTTGTTGTTGGGCGTCTCCGGGCGGGGGTTCTTCCCGTCGGAGTTGACGGCCCCGAGCACGCCCTTCTGGCGCTTGGCGAGGCGGGAGAGGACGTCGTCGAGCATGGTCCCGAAGGTCGTGTGGCCCTGGCAGCGCCCGTTCTCGGTCACCGAGATGGAAATCTGGGTGACACGCATGCGCTCCAGGCCGCCTCCCCGCTCGACCCTGATCCAGTCGCCTAGCAGGTAGTCATCGAAGGGAAGCCACTCGATGTCGTCGGCCTCCCACTCTCGCTTCACCTCGGCCGCAGGCGTGGCGCCGGTCTTCAGGGTCAGGTCCGCCACACGGCGAGCCGTGGCCTCAAGCTCGACGCCGCCGGCGGTGACGACCTTCTCGGTGCGGGGCATGCCTGCCGGGGCCTCGGGGTTGGGGAAGGTCCACGTGCGCCCCGCGTCCCCCTTCACGAGGACGTGGGTGCACAGCTGGGACCAGTCCAGCTTCTCCGGGGCCGACGACGTGCCGGCGCCCAGGCGCCACACGACGGTGGTGTTCTCGCGCTTCAGGGCGGAGTCGGCGTTGTAGACCTGGAGGGTGCGACCTCGCCACCGGTAGTCGATCATTCCCATGTTCATGAGCGTGTCGAGGATCGACTTGATGGAGACCGACGGGTCGAAGGCGATGGTCGTCTGAAACGCCCAGCCCTGGCCGGCCGAGTCGGTCGAGGTGCTGACGTCGAGGTCCAGGCCTGCGCCCCATCCGCGCTTGACCGCGGCGTCCCACACGGTGCGCAGAATCTCGCCGGCGTTGCGGGAGTTGAACTTGTATTTCCCGTCCTTGTCCATGGACGCGAAAGGGACGTTCCACACCAGGGCGCCCTCCAACCGGTGCCCGATGTGGATCAGGTCGGCGCGCCGGTGCTCGGTGCCGTCGTCCACGAGGTTCCACTCGGACGACAGGTTCACGAAACGGGCGTTGTACGGCTCGTGCCAGGTCTGACCGTCGTAGCAGAGCTCGACGGCGATCTCCACGGCCGTGTCGAGCAGCCCGCCGCGCACGCCCAGGTCCCCGTTCGGGTACGACAGCGTGAGCGAAGGGGTCTCCTGACGCGGGCACGTGAAGGTACCGGCCAGGGCGTCGGGAAGGACGCCCAGCCGAGCGCCGGCCTGCTCGTAGGCGACGTAGCGCATGGCCATGCCGCGGGCGAATGCGTGATCACGTGGCATCAGTAGGCCATCCTTCCGCGGAATCGGCCGGTCGTGCCGGTCATCGTCATGGAGATGCGGCCGTCAGCGTCCGGGGTGGCTCGGAATCCGCCTGGGCTCATGGATATCTCCCCGTCAGCGGGCCGAGCGCCCGGCTGAATGTCCCACCACTGGGACGGGTTCTTCCAGGCCCGGTAGGCGGCGATGTCCACCAGTAGCCGCTCACCGCCGTTCAGGGTACCGGTGAAGGTGAACGAGGAGCCGGAGACGTTGTCCTTGACGGTGCAGGTCGGGGCGGTGGGCTCCAGCAGGAGCCTCCCGTCGGGTATCGGCATGACGCAGCCGTTGAACTTCGACATGTCGTGCAGGTGGTCGACGATGTCGACCAGCCCGCGCCACATCCCGGAGACGACCTCGTAGGTGATCGTGAACGTGATCGTCTCCGAGTGAGGGTCGAAGGTCGGCTCGACGGAGGACGTGGGCCGCACCCTCGCCTCCTTCACGGGCGTGCCCTTAGGCGTGTACTGGAGCGTCTGGAGGCGCCCGAAGGCGTACAGGCGGCGCAGGAGGTCCTGGTAGTTCTTCTCCAGTTGGTCAAGCCCGCCCTTGCAGCGGTTGCCGCCCCGGCCGTCGGCCCAGGAGAACACGGTGAACCTCAGGGCGATGGTGGACGACTTCAGGACGGTCGGCGCGATGGGGAGCACGCCGAAGCGACCCGGGATGCTCACCGAGGCGTTCCAGGGCTCGCCCCGGGACGCCAGAGTCGTCCCCTCGGCAAGCACCCAGCGCTGGCGAACGTCATCCAGGTCGGTCCCGTCCAGTGAGTAGATGGCCATAGGCGGTGGTGACCTTCCTCAGATGATGGCGGCCAGGCGCAGCCCCTCAGCGACCTCGTCGCGAGTCTTGGAGTCTGGCTGAGCCTGCGGGTAGTTGTTGGTGATGTTGATGGTAGCGCCCGAGGACGCTCCCTTGGTGAACGAGCCTGATGCGGGGGCCGGGTTCGGGCGCCCGGCCTGGGCGGACGCGGGCAGCGGGCGCACGCTCGTGCTGAGGCCGATCGTGGCCGGCTTGGTCAAGTCCTCGGTGAAGCCTTGGAGCGAGGAGCGCACGGCCCCGTACTGCGACTCCAGGCCCCGGATGAGGCCCTGCATGATCATCTCACCGGCAGGGGTGAGCAGGACCTTGTCGACGGGGGCCGGGCCCTTCCACGAGGGGAGGTAGGAGGTCAGCGACGACAGCTTGTTCTTGACGGCCGAGAACATCGAGCTGATCCCGTTGAGGAGGCCGTTGATGATGTTCTTACCGGCGCTGAGCAGCCACGAGCCCGCGTTGGAGAAGATGTTGCGGATGTTGTTCGGCAGGTTCCTCACGAATGAGACCACGCCGTTGACACCTGCCGAGACGACCGACTTCAGAGCGTTCCAGGCGGCCGAGGTACCGGACTTGATGAGGTTCCACCCACCTGAGATGACGCTCCCGAGCAGGTTCCAGGCGGCCTGGGCGATGCCCTTGAGGATCGAGCCGAAGTTGCGGAAGGCGCTTGTGATGAAGTTCCAGACACCGGAGCCGATCTGTTTGATCCCGTTCCACGCCTGAGACCAGTTGCCCGTGATGATCCCCATGACGACGTTGATGATCCCCTGGATCACCTTCATCGCGTTTACGATGCCGTCCTTGATCTGCGTGATGATCGGGATGACGATGGGCATCAGGGCCTTCACCGTCGCTCCCACCAGCTGGAAGGCCGGGATCAGGGCTGCCGACAGAGCAGAGACGATGGGGCCGATGATCGGCACGATGGCCGCGAGCAGGTCGTTGATGAGCGGGCCGAGGACCGCGAACAGGGCCGACAGTACCGGGCCGAGGGCCTGGATGACCGGCATGAGCGCCGCGGCCAGCTGCTCGATGATCGGGGCCAGTAGGGCTGCCAGCTGAGTCATGACCGGCGCCAGCTGCTCCACGAGCTGAGCGATCAGCGGCGCGACGGCCGCGAGCAGCTGACCGCCGACCGTGGCCAGAGCGCCGAATGCCTCGCCCAGGGCCGGCATGGCCGGCGCGAGGGCCTGCACGGCGATGAGCACGTTCTGGAAGAACGACTCCAGGCCGCCCTGGAATGCGGGGTTCTGGAGGGCTAAGGAGATGCCGTTGAGGCCGGTCTCGATGATCTGACCAACGAGGGGCAGGATCGTCGAGATAGTGGGGGCCAGGGACACGAAGGCGTCCCCCAGTGAGCCCACGCCGGCGAAGGCGTGGGACGCGGCGTCTCCCATCGCGCTGAAGATCGTCGTCAGCGTGCCCTGCCACAGGGGCCCGTTGACAGCCTTGTTGGCGCTGTCGAGGGCCGCGGCGATGGAGTCAATGGGGGCAGAGCCCGCGGCCATAGCCGAGAAGACCCCGCCCAGGATGCCGCCAAGGTCAAAGACGATGTCCTTCAGCGTCCCGAAGGTCTTGGCGGCGGACTGGATGGCCCGGTCCATCTCGCCCGATGAGGTCTTGGCCTGCACCCACGACTGGAACGAGTAGGCAACCTCGTTGGCCCAGGCTGCTATGGAGGGCAGGTACTTCGCCCCGGTCTCTCCGAGGGACAGCAGCGCGTCGGTGAAGGCTCCAGCCCCGTCGCCGCCGATGTCCATCGCCTCGGCCAGGTAGCCCAGCGACGCCTGGAAGCCAGGGATGTGGTCCTGCGCCGCGCTGGCGACAGCCTCAGTCATGGAGCCCATCTGCGAGGCCACGTCCGAGATGACCGGGGTCAGGGCCTCCAGCCCGTTGGTGATGAGGGAGCGCACTGCGCCCTCGGCCTCGCCCCAGAACGAGGTGGAGATGGAGTCCTGGAGCGCCTCGAAGGAGGGCCCCAGGTCCTCCAGGACCGTGGAGGCGTCCGACATGGCGGCCGCGAAGATGCCCACGCCCGCGGCCGCGGCGCCCAGAATGCCCGGCATGGCGAGCAGGGCCGGGAGCGTGTGCGCGATGCTCACGCCGAACTGGGCGAGGGTCCCCAGGCCCGCGCCTGCGACGGAGGTCAGCCCGAGGATGGCCGTACCGGCCCCGGCCATCTTCAGGGAGAAGGTGTCCAGGTTGGTGAAGATGTCGTTGAGGCTGTTCTTCAGGCCCGAGAAGATGTTCCCCCCGGCCAGGGCCTTGAGCTGAGCGGCGACCTTTGCCAAGGAGGCCTTGGCCAGGCGCGCGTGGATGTCCACGAAGTAGGGCCGGGCCGTCAGCCGCTTCAGGTCGAAGCGGGCTTTGCCGTCGTCTAGGTCGGCGTTGACGGTGACCTTGCCGTCGAGCTTGTCGAGGTCGTGCTTCAGCTTGCGCTTCGACTCGGCCGACAGGTGAGCGTGGGCCTCGATGTCGCCTCCGAGCCTCTTCAGCTCCTCCTTGATCCGGGTACGGGAGGCGTCGTCCAGCTCGGCACCGGCACTGATCGTCGCGTCCAGCTTGGCGATCTGCTCGCGCAGCTTTCGCTGAGCGGCCTTCTCCAGGGACGCGCTGACCTTCAGGTCAGACTTGATGTTGGACACCCGCTCCTTGAGCTCAGCGATGTCCTTGCCGTCGATCTCGATCTTGGCATCGATGGCGGCCTCAGTCCTGCTGATGTCGGACAGGGCCCTGCGCCGGGACTTCTCATCGATGTCGACGCGGGCCTTGATGGCCGCACGCATCTCGTCCAGCTCGCGGCCGAGGCGGGCCACGGCGTTGTCGTCGAGGACCGGCCGCACCGGCGTGCGCCAGTCAGCCTGTCGGAGCCTTTGCTTGATCTCCTCCAGGTCGCGCTTGGAGACGCCGATGTCCGGTGACGCCTTGGTCTGGGCGATGGCGGTCTCAATGCGCCGCAGGTCCTTGGGGTCGATCTTGGCACTGACCTGGAGCACGAGGCCGTCGAGGGCGTCCTTGACGGAGTCGCGCATCTCGCGGGCCCACTTCTCAGCGGCGCGCTCGATCCTCTTGCCGATCTTCTTGAGGCTCTTCTCGATGCCCCTCTGCGCGTCGCCCGCGAAGTCTCGTGCGTCGGCACCGACTGCTACAACGACCTCTCCAATCCTGTCAGCCAACTGGGCCCCCTGATAGTGAAAGCGGGCGATACCTGGCCCGAAACTTGTCCGAGACCATGATATCGCCCGCTTACTTGCGAGGACCTGGATGGGGCGCTATGCGCCCAGTGCCGACTTAAGAGCCGAGAACCCCTCCGACTCGTTGGCCGAGTGCCAGGGGCTCCGAGGGTCGGTGACCGGCGGGGAGCCCTTGGGCGGTAGCCACAGGTCCCGCTTCAGCCGCTCAACCTCCCGCTCGTCCTCAGCGTTACGGGTGAGGACCCACCACATGAGGTTGCAGAACCTTCCCAGGGGTAGCCTGTCCAGATTGACACCTCGGCTGGTGCAGAGGCCGTCAATGAAGGCCCACTGCGCGTGAGCGGTGGCTAGGAGGCGCTGGGTGACGTAGTAGGGTTTCCGCCGCCGGCCCCCATGACCGCGGTGATGAGGTCCACGAGGTCGGTGATGTCGAGATCGTCCGCCGGGGACTTCATGCGCTCGATGACCTTCGCGCCGTTCTCCTTTCCGAAGAGCACCCGTGCCCAGCGGCCCAGGGACTCCTGAAGCGCCTCAGGGTCGTCACCGGACGACTGGAGGTCCTTCGCGAGGAAGACGGCGATGGACGCCTTGGGTACGCGAACCTTGTACTCCTCGCCAACGAGGTCCACGGTGAGTGTCTTGCGGGGCTTGCCCTGAATCACGATGTCTGCCATAGACCTAGCGTAGGCCCGCAGGCCCTCGAAGGTCCACGAAGCCGGGCGCGCGGCGGCCTCCTGGGAGGATCGGGGCCGGGGCGTCGTCGACGGCTGAGCGTACGTAGGCCGAGGCGACCGCGGTCAGCGGGAAGGTCAGCGCGAGAGCGGCGACTACTGCGAGGGATGCCCGGGCTGCGGTGTTCATACGAAGTCCTTAGAGGTCAGGCGGCGTACCGCGTCGCGAACGAAGTGGGCGGCCTTGACGCCGCGCACCCACTTCGCGAAGACGAAGCCGCGGCCGCCCTTCGGGCGGAACACCATGACCGGTGCCCGCTTGGGGCCGTGCGCGCGGGTGCCGTACTCCTGGTAGGCGGCGTAGGGCGTGCGGGCCCCGACGGAGAACGTGGGGGCCAGCCGGTGCGAGGGCTCACGCCTGATGGTGACGGACTGGAGCATCCGTCCGGAGTCGATGCGGCCGGCAGCTCGGATGTTGCGCTGGATGCGACCCTGCGTCCGACGTGTCGCCTTCAGGGCGGCCCGCTTGGAGATGTCAGCCACACGATCGGCCTTCACGGGGCCTTTGAACTTGACCGTAACTCGTACCATGATGCGAGATGGGGCAGTCTCAGTCAGTGGACGGGCAGGGGCAGGCCCCGATACGAAGATCGAACTGCCACTCGCCAGCCATGCACCCGCCCTCAGGCCCGGCCGGCGCCCAGGAGACGTTCGTGGCGTTGGTCTCGCACATGAGCATCTGCCCCAGGTCGGCGGCGTCCTGCGTCAGGTACAGCGCGTCTGCCGTAAGGTCCTTGTCCCTCGGTGAGCGGCCGGCGTTGTCGACGGTTGCCGCGCACCGGATGGTGCCGATCGACAGGGTCAGGTTCCAGCCCATCAGGGTGCAGGTACCCTGAGCCGCGTTCGACTGGGTGACCGGGGAGACTCCCAGGACCCTCACGAACAGCGTGCCTCCGCAGCAGTCGTCCCACACGACGTCGGCACCGGGGGAGACGATGACGTGGCGGACCGGATTGGACAGGTAACGCTGAGCGGCCGCGAGGATGGCGCTGGCAGCGTCCCCGAAGACGTCTTTCTGCGGGGCCGGGCGCGGGGCTGGGATCGGTGCGTGTCTAGGCATGGCGGTACGTCGTCCTCACTGCGCGCTCGTAGATGCCGGTACGGCCTGCCGGGGCGCGATGACGCCGATCGGGGCTGTAGACCCGCCCTCCCCGGTTCGGCTGTGAGACCGAGGCGACCCAGGAGTCGATCAGCCAGATGCCCGTACGGCCATCCTGAACGTCCTCGAACTCTCCAGCGATGTCTATGGACACCCCCTGCCGGGTCACCGACTGAACCCGCTGAGGAAGCGAGCAGTCCCGGTCCGAGCAGGCGGCTCGGGCGAGCTCAAGCGCGAGCACGCCAGCGGCGATCTGCCCGCCCTCGGGTACCGGCACTCCCCGCTTGTAGGTGATCTCGAAGGTGCCGCCCTTGGCGGTCTTGTCCGTGGCGTCGGCGGTCAGGTTCTGGGTGCGGGGCCAGGTGCGCCCGTCCAGCCGCACGAGGGTGCGCCGGTTGTCCACGCGGTACTTCTCGGGAGGAACAACCTCACCGTCGACGATGACCTTGTCTACGGAGGCAATGGGGCCGGGCAGGGTGATCGCGAACTCGACGGCGCAGTCGCAGGTGACGTCGTTGCAGACGCCGCAGCGCACGTTGTACCACTGGCCGTTCACGAGGAGTGGCTTCCACGTCCACCAGGCCCCGCCACGCCACGTGGTGGCGTGGTTGTCTGCCTGAGCGTAGGGGCGCAGGGTAACGGTGCGGGGGCCGAACTTCCGGCCGGTCCACTCCCACAGCAGAGACGCCGCCATGCGCTCGTATCGGAGCCGGGTAGCCGGGTCAGGGCTGCCCTGCTCGGTCAGGTACTCCGACAGGTCTGCGCAGCTGGCGTACGAGATCGGCCACTCCCCAGGCCCGTAGGCCGGATCAACTTCTACCATGCCGCTTCCTCCAGCTGCGCAGACCCTCATCGTGATGGGACCGGACACGGAGGCCCCGCCCCAAGCGTACCGCGTCGGTACGTGCGGGGCGGGGCCTCCGGTCAGGGTACGGATCAGGCCGTCGGGACCGCGATGGGCTGCTCCGAGGCGTCCGGAACCTTCAGGGCCGTGTCCATCATCAGCAGGTGGTCCTTCGGGTCCAGGGCCGTCGGCAGCTTGGCGGACGCGCCGGCGGACGTCTTGACGACGTCCCACGGGCCCTTGCCCCATCCGTTACCGGACTTGGTGATGGCGCCCTGCATCGGGAAGGAGATGGCGTTCTCGGAGTCGATGGTGACGTCTCCGGGGACACCGGCGTTGACGTAGGGCAGCAACAGGTAGCCGCTGGCCTCGTCAGCGCCCTCAGCACACGCCTGGCCGGCCAGGCCGGTCCAGATTTCGAGGGCGAACTTCTTGTCGATGGCGCCCTCTGCGTAGGTGAACCCGGCGACGTCGCCCGCCTCGTCCTTGTACTCCTTGGCGTTGGAGACCAGCGCGAGAAGCGAGGGGTTCACCCCGCAGAACTCGATCTCCGCCGTGAAGTACTTGAACGTGTCGGAGGCGCGCTCCGAGATGCAGACCGTGCCGTCGGCGCGCTTGACGGTGATCTCCGTCCCGTCCTCGGTCTCGGTGGACAGGGAGATCGTCACGAAGCCGGACGTGACGATGGCCTTCCTGGTCTTGTCCACGCGGCCGCAGGCGTCCAGCGGGGTGACGCGGATGCGCTTCCCCAGGACCGGCGCGTAGTAGTGCGTCTTGTCAGCCATTACTCAGTCTCCTCCGTGGTGGTGTCGGTGGCGGTGTCGGTGGTGGTCTCAGCCGCCTCGGAGGAGTCGGCCGGGCCCGCCTCGGTTGCCTCAGGGGCGTCTGCCGGCGTGGTCGCCGTCGGGGCCGTGGCGGGAGCCTTGGCGCGGCGCCCGCGGCCCTGGTCCGGGGCGGCCACTTCCTCGTCGGGGGTGACCCCGAGCCCGAGGGGCGGCATGGCGTTTAGTCCGTCGTCGAGGATCATGTATGCGTCTCCATCTCCTTAGCGTTCCCGTTCATCGTCAGAACTTCCGCGGCTCGATGGTGATCTTGCCGGGGTCCGAGGAGTAGGGAATCTGGTAGGCGTCGTCAGGGTCGAAGGCGAGGACGTAGGTCCGCTCGGCCACCGCCACGAGCTCGTTCTTGCGCAGGTCCATGCCGCCGCTCTCAGTGGTGGTCGAGAAGACCTTGCTGCGGTAGATGACGATCGGGCCGGTGGACGCGAACGTGGGGGTGTCGGCGTAGCCGTCGCCCACGACGACCGGCGTGCCGAACCTGGTCACGTACGTCCCGCCGGGGCCGGTCTCGACGTACCGACGGGCGCAGGCCAGGGCCGCGGCGCGGCGGGGCATGTGGAACACCGGCGCGATGCCGATCGAGTGGCCGTACTTCTCGATGGCCTGCCATGAGCCTTCGATGGCGGCGGTGCCGCCTGAGTTCTTCAGCGTCTGGACCTTCGACAGCGCCGGGCCGGCGCCCTTGACACCGTTCCACAGCGCGTCCTCGACCGCGTACTCCTCGTAGCGGGCCAGGCGGGCCACGGCCAGAGTCATGGCCTCCTCCGGAGTGTGCTCCAGCAGGGAGCACCTGACCGTCGCGTAGACGGTCAGCGGGGGCAGCGACTCGACGGTCTTGCAGGTCGGCTTGGTCAGGTCCTTCGGCAGGCCGGGCGTGGCGCCTGGCGTGCAGTCGAACTGTCCGACGGTGCCGATGTCGGCGGACGCGACGGTCTCCCAGGTGACACCGTTGTGCCACTGGTGGTCGTCCCTCTCGATGGGCGCGAACTGGCTGAACAGCCCGCCAGTGAGCGGGCGCGTCGCCGGGGCCTGAACGCGCTGCCTGGGCGCTGTGACTGCCATGTGGTCTCCTTTCGATGGTGGGGTGCGGGCCGGGTGTGCCTGTACCTGTGCTGGAGGGCCGCCCGCCACCGGTCAGCGGCGGACGGCCCTCATCCTGTCAGGTAGTCTCAGGCGGCCTTGGCCCCGTCACCCTTGATCGCGACGCCGCCGGCCGTGTGGCCTGAGGGGTCGACAGGAACGGTGACGACGCGGGAGTCGTGGCCCATCTTGGCGACCAGCCAGCCCTCCTCCGTGAAGAGGGCGGTGTAGTCGTTCTGGCCCAGCAGGGTCGAGTCGTACACGGTGTCCAGGGTGAGGATGTCGCTGGTGCCCTTGACGAAGGTGCCGGCGGCGTACATGAGGAACTTGACCTCAGTGCCCCACGAGGTGAAGGCGGAGCCGTCGCCGGCCAGGGCCTGCCAGTCGTAGACGTACTGGACGTTGATGCCGCGGTTGCGGAACCACGCGTCGATACGGCTGTCGGAGACATCGAGCAGGTCGACGCCCAGGCGACGGGCCAGGTCGGAGCGGATCAGGCCGCGCACCCAGTACGGGAGGATGACCTCAAGGCTGGTGGAGCGGCTGAGGCGACCGACATACTTGTAGTGCTCGGCCTGGAGGTCGATCGCGGTCAGGATCGGGGCGGTGGCACCGACCTGGGCCGTGGGCAGGGAGACCGCGGTGGAGCCCTTCACGAGGGAGTCAATGAAGCGCTCGCTCATCTTGTGGGCGTGCGCGTTCAGGACGCCGCGGATGGTGCGGGCGACCAGCTCGGGGAAGCCCCGCTGCTGCAGCAGCCCTGCCTGGACGATGACGCCGGCCGCGTTGAGGCGGACGTCCTCGAAGCCGCTGCAGGGCACGCGGTAGGCGGGCTTGGGGCCCTCCTTCAGGGTCGGGTCGGTGTCCGAGGTCGGGGCGTACTTGCCGGCCTTGTCCTCGGCCTCGGTGTAGCTGAAGCCGACCTTGCCGAACAGGTCGGAGAACTTCGGGCCCTTGGTGAAGTTGATGCCGCCGCGGGCCACGTGAATCTCAGGCAGGGAGACCAGGCCGTCGGAGGACTCGGTCTCCAGCAGGTCGTACAGGGTCTCCGAGGGAGCGCACCAGCCGCCGGACGCCACGAGGGAGCCGCCGGGCAGGTTCTTCTCGGAGACCGCGTTGCGGATGGCCCGCTCGGTGGCCTCAGGGTCGGCGCTGTTGACCGTGACGTCGGAGCCGAAGCTGCGACGGATGACGGCCAGGCCGTGCTGCTCGCGCAGGTTGCGGCCGCCGCGGGCGGCAGCCTCGTAAGCGCCGGCGTTGAAGCCCTGAAGCCGGCGCTCGACGGCGCGGGCCAGATCGGTGAAGTCGGCGCCCTCACCGGCGGAGAAGCCGGGGACGTCGGCGACGGACATCACGGAGCGGATGTCGTCAGCGGGGGAGGTGGCGCGGGCCGGGG